TCGTCAATTCTTGTAACTCTCTTTAAAGAGTCTGCCCAATAAGGATTTACTTTATTCGAATGATAATGTGTTGCACCTTCTGTAATGTCCATCGGTCTATCTTCAATAAGTTCTACTGCTAGATAGAAAGCATCTTCATAAAATTCTTTTTCTTTTTCTAATGGAACATCGCTCTTGCCGTCACAGTACCAACTAAATTGACAATCATGTAAATCAATATTACCACTCGGATAATATCTCGCTTGTTTAACTACATTACATATTGTATCAGGAAATCTCTTGTTGTCAACTCTGTTCAGAACAACTTGTCCAACAGCGACTTGTCCAC